ATTCTGAGCACAAAGAATATAGACTTCTTTGTCAAGCGCTCTACTGCATATTCTAAGAAAACCAAAGCTTTCACCGAAGATGACTTATTCGACGATTAAATATCCGGATAATGCCAAGTCCATTTACCGTTGGGTAATATCTTTTTTCTTCTACGCTTGGCATTATCCGACATTTTGCGTTTGGTTTCTTCTGATTTCGGAATTCCTTTTCTTGCTCTTTGAGCTTCGGCGATTCGTTCTCTCGCTTCTTTAGTGTGAGTTCTACCAAACATAGGATTACCTGCACCCGAAATTTTTTTGATATATTCTTTTGTGTGTTTCTTTCCAGTAAAAGGCCCAGGTTTGCCAAATATAGGATTACCTGCACCAGAATTTTCTTCTGAAAGTTGTTTTCTTCTTGTAATTTTTGCGATTTCTAAAATTCTTAGCGGGGTTCTTGTATGTTTACGATGCCGATTTTTATAAGTACATAATGCCCAGAACGCATGTATCATTTTTGCTTTATCAGAACCCTCATATATTTTAGTTAATAGCCAATGACATAAAAGGTGTTCTCGATATGTTAGCAAAACAAGATTTTCATTTGTGTTTGTACCATTGAATGCTTTGGGTATTATATGGTGTCTTTCATAATAACAATTATCACCCTTGAATCTAATTTGACACTTAGCGTTTTTAATGATATTATAATACCAACGCTCATATTTACTATTATAGGAGGAATAAATATCCATAGGCTGTGTTTCCTTTATAAACATAGAGTAAGTGGGTGGCGGCCGCGACTTACAATTCTATTTATAACACGAAGATGACTTATTTTAAGGACTAAACATGAAAAAATTCTACTGGCTAAACGACGATTCAAGAAAATTTTTATCAAGGGGTTATATTACTGACGGAACTTCTGCTGAAGATCGTATCCGAGAAATTGCGGATACCGCAGAGAAACATCTTAAGAATATGGCCAACACAGATAATCGTAAAGCTAAATTCGACGGATATGCTGATAAATTCTACGAATATATGTCCCGTGGATATTATTCTTTGGCATCACCCATCTGGGCAAACTACGGTAAAGAACGTGGCTTGCCTGTGTCTTGTTTTGGTTCTCATATTGAAGATTCCATGGAATCTATTCTGTACGGTCATGCCGAAAATGGTATGCTGATGAAGAACGGCGGTGGTACATCGGGCTATTTTGGTGATGTTCGTGGTCGAGGTGAACCTATTGCCTTCTCGGGAGAATCTTCTGGTTCGGTGCACTTCATGCAGATGTATGATACACTGGCCTCGGTCGTATCTCAAGGCTCTGTACGTCGTGGTTTCTTTACGGCGTACCAAGATATTGAACATAAAGATGCCGATGAGTTTCTAGATATTGGAACTGAGGGTAATGCTATCCAAGGCCTCACTACGGGTATTACAGTATCAGATGACTTTCTTACTAAGATGAAAGCCGGTGATAGTGAAAAGCGCCGACTTTGGGCCAAAGTACTTCAGCGTAGATCAGAGATTGGATTTCCGTATATTCTATTTAAAGATAATGTGAACAACAATAAGCCACAAGTCTATAAAGATAAAGATATGATGATCAATGCGTCAAATATGTGCGCTGAAATATCTTTACCATCTTCATCAACAGAAACATTCACTTGTGTGCTATCATCTATTAATGTTCTACATTGGGAAGATATTCTAGGAACTGATGCGATTGAGGTACTCACATATTTCCTTGATACCGTATGTGAGGAATTCATCATTAAAACCAAAGATAAGCCATATCTGGAGAGAGCACGGCAGTTCGCTCTTAATCATAGAGCTATCGGCGTGGGTATCCTTGGTTGGCATTCTTATCTTCAGTCTATGATGGTTCCGTTTGAATCTAGTACTGCTGCTCGTAAGAACTTCGAGATTGCTAAAACCTTGAAGGAAAGAACATATGCCGCATCAGCCGAGTTGGCCGAAACTTTAGGTGAACCACCATTACTTATTGGTTATGGAACTCGTAATGCTACTAAGATGGCTATTGCTCCAACCAAATCCAGTAGCTTTATCTTGGGTCAGGTCAGTCAATCTATTGAGGCAGAGTTCTCGAACTGTTATGTGAAAGATCTTGCAAAGATGAAAGTAACAATCAAGAACCAATATCTCAAGGAACTACTTGCTTCTATGGATAAAGATACTCCCGAAGTATGGGAATCTATCCAAAATCGGGACGGTTCAGTTCAGCATCTTACTTTCTTATCTCCGGAAGAAAAGGAAGTATTTAAGACATTCGCTGAGATTAATCCTAATACTATTATCGAGTATGCTGCTATCCGTCAAGAATATTTGGATCAAGGACAAAGCCTGAACCTGATGTTAGATCCAAGTATGACAGTCAAGGATATTAATAAGCTATATCTGTACGCGCATGAGATGGGAATTAAGAGTCTATATTATAGTTTCTCTATGTCTGCTGCTCAAGCACTTACCCGAAAGAGAGTTATGTCAACTGAATGTGTAGCATGTGAGGCCTAAAATGATTAAATGTAATCTATGTGAAACAAGTTTTGAAGTAATTTTTGATCACGAGGAGGATAAACTTGCTTACTGTCCGGCCTGCGGTGAAGAATTGATCGATGATCTTGATGATAACTTATCAGGTTTCGAGTATTGGGATGAGGAATGAGTACTTGGACCTACAAAGGTAAGGACTTTACAAGTGATGATATAGGCGACTACATAGGTTTTGTCTATATCATCACAGATAAACAAACCAATAAGAAATATGTGGGAAAGAAGAAATTCATTTCCAAAACGAGACGAGCACCACTGAAAGGTAAGAAACGTAAGCGGATATTCATTAAAGAATCCGATTGGATGGACTACTTCGGATCAAGTGAGGAAGTAAAAGCCTTAGTCGAAGAACACGGTCGTGATAATTTTCACCGAGAGATTCTACACTTATGTAGAGCTTTAGGTGAGATGTCATATTTAGAACTCAAAGAACAAGTAGACCGAGAGGTCCTTCTATCGGACGAGTATCATAATGCCTTTATAGGATGTAAAATCCATGCTACCCACGTAAAAGGTTTAAAAAAGAGTTGACAGTCGCTATAGTTGTGATATAGTTATTATATCGAAACAAGGAATATATCATGAAACATAAAATCTACGTACTCACCAATAACCAGCATGAAGCTTATATCATGGTACGAAAGGATTACTTTACCCTCGAGTGGTTCAAAGATATTGCTTTCCGTAATGATGTACGGTTTGAAAAGAAATCTGGTGTACTGGCACGGTTCATTCGGGAAAATCTGAAGAACGGTTTGGAACTAGATCGCATTGATATTGATGATGATTTCACTACTCTTCGTGAGGTCCTCGACTACCGCGCCAGTATCATCGAACAATACAACGCAGATGGCTATATTGTGCTTGACGAAAAGTCCGACAATATTCTTGAAGCTTCTGCTGATGCTAACTTTGGTGAAGTACTTAAGCGTATGGATGTACCCAAAGCCGTAAAGGTTTTTGGACCCCAAACCCTTATCAGCGCCCGTAAAGCACTGACGGTGGGTGAATTTTTGGAAAAATTTGCCGCATGATTCTGTACACAGCAATCGTCATGCTGGGTGGTGGCCCGATTAAAGTTCAGGTCACCGCCGCAAATACTATGTCGGCCCGGATGCAGCTTGAAAATATTTACGGTAAAGGTAACATTAGGCAATTGACACGGGCTTACTGATGGGTTATAAAGATTATATCAACTTGAAAACGAAGGAAACTATATAATGTCACTTAATGCAACACAGCGTACTCAGCTTCTTGATCTTATCTCCAGCTGTAATTCCGATGATCTCAAAGATGCATCAACTATGATGAAAGCCCGATGGAATGCTCTGGCTACAATGTCAGTGATGAAATTCCGTGTGGGTGATAAAGTACAGTTTGATAGCGCCAAGCGCGGCACTGTGTCTGGTAAGATCATGAAGGTTAACCGCAAGACCGTTAAGGTACGGGCCGATGATATGGTAATGTGGACAGTATCACCCGGTTTGCTTAAAGCACAAGAACGGGTATAATATGTCTATAGTGGCTGATGAAATCGCGAAAATCTACGCAGAAGATATAGCTTCGGATATGGAAGATTATTATCGCGGTGAAATTATGCTATGGGCTATCAAGAATAATATCGAAATGGCGAGTAGGGAATATATCTCTACTCGTTATTGGAAAGAAGTAGAAGGATTATAAATAGATAGTATATCGACCAAGAGGATCATAATATGGCCCAGTATAATAAAGTACTACAAGATTTTTTATCATCCAATAAATCTCTATACGAAGTGAATATGTTATCTAATGACTCCGGTAGTGTAATCTCACCCACAGACCCTTTACCTGTATCTATTCATGCCGCACCCTTCGGTGGTGCTGACGTCACCTCTAAGAATAGACTTAAAATATCTCCTTATCAGATCGCATTTTTCAATACATTCCAGTTCAGTAAAGATGATGATCTTTGGGATGAGGAATTAACTACTAACGCCACATCAATACATAATAATAACACAAATACTATCGAGATGACTGCGACTACAGATCAAGGATCTAAGGTTGTACGACAAACTAAGACTGTGGCGAGGTATATACCAGGTAGAACTTCAACCCTCACGCAATCAATTAGATTAGGTGATGCCGACCCGGGATACCGTAAACGAATTGGTCTATTCGATGAGAATAACGGTTTCTTTTTTGAGGTAGATAATGCTGCATATAGCGTTGTCGTAAGAAGTTCTGTTACGGGTTCGGTAGTCGAACAGCGAGTATCTAGAGATGACTGGAACGGCGATAAATTAGATGGCACAGGACCGTCGGGAATTATTGCTGATGTTACCTATCATCAACTTCTGTCTTTTGAATATGAATGGTATGGAGCCGGCCAAGTAAAAGTTGGATTTTCGATTAATGGTATTACGCATTATATCCACACTTTCAATCATGCCAATGTTATTTCTCTACCCTGGTCTTCTACACCCTTTCTACCCCAAAGATTCGAGTTAGAAAATCTTACTGGTCAAGAAAATCCTTCAAGATTATATCAGGGATCTAATTCTATAATTACAGAAGGAACTACTGAGAGATTAGGTACACCAGAATCATATCTTACACCATTGGCTGGTACAGGTATGACTACCGCAAATGTGTTTTATCCAGTATCATCTTTAAGGCTTAAGTCCACGGCACTTAAGGGTATTGTATTACCGTATTCTTTCCAATGTGCTACGATAGATAATACCACACTTTATTATAAGATTATACGTAACGCGACTTTAACTGGTGGTACATGGTCAGATCATCCCGACCCTAATAGTTTTACTCAAGTCCACACATACAGCGGAGATGCTAGTCCTATAGGTGGTGGGTCCAATTTAACTTCAGGTATCGTTCCTACTGGATCAGGCTCATCCGTGGTATTTGATGGTAGTACATCATATCAGATAGGCCGAAATACGTTAGGAACAGTAAGTGATACTTTTACTTTAGCTGTTGCTGCTTCTGGGTCTAATAAAAGTGCTATAGCTTCAATGAACTGGGTTGAACAGAGATAATGAATTGGATTGAAATTGATAGATATCTTATGAGAGTTATAGCTCGTCATACGGATGTTAATGATATGTTGACTGAGATTGAAAGACACTTCAAGTGGAATAGATCTCAATCGGTGGCTGCAGTAGGTCCTCTACTTGAAAGATCTGGTAGTACTATGCAAACCAAATCAGTGAAAAATACTAGAAAATATACCAGAAAATAGGTTGACAGACATATCAGTTTAGGTTATAAGTAATATAACATGACAAAATACAACACTAACTTTGAATTGGATTTAAACGACATAGAGCTGATTGAAACTTCACTCAGAACATCTATGCGGAACGGTTCAGAAGAAATAAAAAAGGAAGCTCATATGCTTCTTGGTAAGTTGCATAACCAAAAAGAATGGTATGTACCTAAAGAAGATTTTATCCCAAGAGGATAAATAGTTCACACGCGCCCGTAGCTCAGCTGGATAGAGCACGGAACTTCTAATTCTGGGGTCGGGGGTTCGAATCCTCCCGGGCGCGCCAATATAATGCCTCCTTGGTGGAATGGTAGACACTGGACACTTTTTATAACTGTCTACCAAAATTTCATTTCTTATAAATAGTACTGATCGCGGTGTTAGCGCACCCATCAGTTCTAGAAATATAAGAAGGAAATTCCCAGCATGAGTATATTTATTTGCCATTACGGCTGTGGTCGAGAAGCTATTAAACAGAATAAATCTGGTAATTGGATGTGTGAAAACTCTTCAAGTAAATGCCCAGAAATAAAAAAGAAAAATTCAATGGGCGGCGTGGTTGCCTATACAACGGGTAAAAGGATTAAACCTAAAGACCAATATAGGAATTTACCAGAAGAAACCAAAGAAAAAATGGCGTGGAAGAAAGGAAAATATTCTGCTTCTTTTGAATATGATGGTAAAGGTAATCATAAAAAAGTCTTAACTGAGGAAAGGGGACATAAATGTGAAGATTGCGGCAATACATGTTGGCAGAACAAACCGATACCCTTAGAATTAGAACACGTGGATGGTAACAACAGAAATAATATTAAAAGCAATCTTAAACTGCTATGTCCTAATTGTCACGCCTTTACAGAATTTTATAGAGGTAGAAATAAGAACACTGGAAAATTAAAAGTACCAGATGATGATATTATTAAGCTAATACATGAAGGTTTAAACAACAGACAAATACTTTTATCTGTTGGATTGGCTGCCAAAGGCGGTTCTTATAAAAGAGTAAATAATCTTAGAAATATGATTAGAAATGGGCACGTGGCGAAATTGGTTGAAACGCAAGGCACTTAAAATGCCTCACAGATTAATGATCACATTGTGGGTTCGAGTCCCACCGTGCCTACCATTATCCTCCTTTAGAGTACCGGTTCGAATCCGGTAGGAGGTACCAAAAACGAAAGTATATATTATGAAATGGTTTTTAGTTATTATTCATCTACTTGAATATAGTGACGGTGAAACATTCAGTAGCTCAACTATTATCGAACCACCCAGTAATATCGAATATGATACTACAACTATGACTGGCTGCTTTAAGTTCAGGGAATATGTCTTTCAGCATATGATGGATTTAAGTACAGAAGGTCAAAACGTAATCTGTATTAAGAAATAATGGAAGTGAGACTTGGTAGTCAGAGGAGTCTTATAAGCTCTTTGCGCCAGATTAGCGCCTTTGAGGTGGTTCGAATCCACCCACTTCTACCATTAACTTAGGAATGTTACATGAAATTTACTCGCGAAAGTGAAGATAAAATCCGTACTGCTTTGATATTAATTTTGCAGTTCTCTGTTTTAATTGCATGTATCATCGGTTTAATAGTTTTTATAGTAAATGATCCATCCCTATTTTTCAAACTTGCGGCATGGGTTATCTTTTTTATTACCTGCTTTGTCGTAATAATGTGGTTAGGTGGTGACGTAAATTTCGGCTCCGATGATTAACATTATGCTCCTTTAGTTTAGCGGTCAGAACGCAGCGCTCATAACGCTTGTAGCCTCAGTTCGAATCTGAGAGGGAGCACCATAATTTTTTATTTTATTTTTGACTTTCGGTCACCACATATATAAATAGATTTAGATAACAAGGATCAAAAATGTTTAAGTCACAGCAATATCATAATAGTATTTCCGATTTCCCGGCGGTCAATTGTGAGTGGAAAATGGAAGCACGTGAGGGCACTGATATTTAAGATTCTTAGATAATATCAGTTTTAATAAGCCCTCCAAGTGAAAACTTAGGAGGGTTTTTTATTGGAAACGACATGGTAGAACTTATACTTTGGATTGTTTTTATCATCATCTTTGTTCTAGTGATAATGCTAGGATATGGTTACTTTGATTAATGGTATGGCGAATGGTTTCGGCGGTTCTCTCATAAGGAACTAGAGGTGGCTCAATTCCACCCCATACTACCAAAAATAATGGTTGACAGACGACATAACATAGGTTATATAAGGTATAACGAAACTTAAAGGATTGCATTATGACATATCTAACTGTACTAATAGGAATTCTTACTATTCCACTTTTTGTGGGATGGCTTAACTCTAATCAGGTAGAACCGGATAAAAATCCGGTATATTACCACTAACTAACCCGGAGATTAATCTCCACGCTATTTTAAAATTGAATATTTACGTAGATACCTAGGATATAATTGTCCGATAATGGTTGTAAAGTCTACTTACACATGCTAGTGTAAAAGAAGTAAACACGGTTCGAGTCCGTGGTCCGATGGGTTCGGTGTTTATCTTAGGATAACGAATAGGAAGATATTCCGCTTGAAGGTGCAAATCCTTCAACACTAGCAGCTGTAAGTAGATTTTGGGCGGGTTCAGTCACTGGTCGTGGCAGAGGGTCTGTAAAACCGGAGCGAAAGCGCGAAGTTCGATTCTTCACCCGCCCACCAATATAATGCCTCTGTGGTGGAATGGTATACACGCGTGTTTTAGAAGCACGTGCTTAGGCTTGAAGGTTCGAGTCCTTCCAGGGGCACCAATATTAAAAAGTGTAATTTGCTCGGCTGTGGCAGAGTGGCAATGCGCCCGGCTGTTAACCGGAGACCCGAAAGGCGTAGGTTCGATCCCTACCGGCCGAGCAAATTACACTTAAGAAACAACTTGGTGTGGGGAAGTCTGGCCGTTCCCGTCTGCCTTGGAAGCAGAAGATCGTAGGTTCAAATCCTACCGCCGAGACACAGAGAACATGAAATGTACCTATAGTAATGACAATAAACCTATAGGTACATTTCATGTTCTACACAATTTACAAGATTACCAACAAACTTGATGATAAAACTTTACCAAAGGATATATATGATGGAAAAAGTAATTCGTGACGGAAAAGTAGCAGTAATCGTATCTCCAGGATATGGTGCAGGTTGGTCAACTTGGGTTCCAGATGAAAGTGTTTGCTTTGATCCTATTATTCTAAAATGGATTGAAGAAGGCAAAGTGGGTGATCCACCTTTAGATCACTATGGCGAAGATGCTCCCTACTCGGGCGGATTGCGCGGCGCCGAAATTCGTTGGATTAACGAAGGAACCGCTTTCCGTATTACTGAATACGACGGATCTGAATCACTTGAAGTGATCGGAGATATTGACTACTTAACTGCATAATAATGGAGCCACGGTATAGATGGTTTAGGACACCCCACTTTCACTGGGAAGGGCGCTGGGTTCAAATCCCGCTGGCTCTACCAATATAAAGAGAGAATGATATGCTTACTGAGAAACAATTTATAGGAGAAGATTATGTTAAAGAAGCGAAATGATTTCACTATTCGGCCTAATGATCAACCCCAACGGAAAACTGCTACAAGTGATCTTTGGGATATCGTGATTGGTAGATCTATTCTAATCACAACCGTCAAAGGAAAGCTTGAAGCTCAAAGCCTTGCAGATAAGCTTAATGAAGATAGTCATTATCTATATCGAGGTCAAACTCGATCAGACAAAGGTTTTGTAAAAAGGGTGAATAAAATGGTTGACAGTGTTACTACTTAATGGTATAACTAATATATCGAAAACATAATAGGTGATAACATGACACGCTTCAACAAAAATGACTTCACAAAATCAGGTGACTATATCTTTTACGGTGCTGATCGCAAATTTGTTGCTCGGTTCAAGTACAAGAACGCTCCTGTCACTAAAGCAAAATTCTTGAAGCAGTTGATTGCTAATCACACAGTTGAAGGTTACTTCGCTGAATATGACAAGGGTATTACCCCACTGGCAATTCTGAAAAATGCTGACCCAACTTGGTATACCCGAATTACTAAAAAGACATAAAACTGGCGCAGGTAATAACCGTAAGACGCTACTAATTCCATCGCAAAGATTGTTCCTTATATTTTATTTTGAGCAAACATACAATCCGCGATTAGAAGTATGACGCAAAAGATGTTCCTTATATTTTATTGAACAAAAAATACATCTCGCGTTTTAAAACACGGTACTGATTAAGGTGGAGCAATCAGTTAAATCGCCCTTTGCACCGAGGGTTGAGCCAACCACATATGGCCCATTGGTGTAATGTTAGCAACACCGGGTTGTCAGTCCGGAGGCGGGAGTTAGATTCTCCCATGGGTCGCCATATTATTGGAGGGCGTAGCAGAATGGTGATGCATCAGACTTTGAATCTGGTTTTTGGGAGGTTCGATTCCTTCCCCTCCAGCCAACATGGAAGGTAGTGTCCATGGGGACAAGCAGACTTGAAATCTGTCGCCGGGCTTCGGCTCGAGGGTTCGATTCCTTTACCTTCCGCCA